CGCTGTGTCGAAGATCTCTTCGGCCACGGCCTGGTAGCGGATCCGGTCGATACCAAGGAGGTCCCAGTAGTCTCGCCGATAGATTACCATGGCCTCACCTGTGGTCAGGTTCTTTATATCCAGGTCTGGATATTGTCTGGACGATATGCCGTACTTGGTCGGACCGCCCCGATCGGTCGGACGATCCACGTAGCCATCTTCGTCTTCGAGGGTCTTTACGAATGCAGGGAGAAGGTCAGCCATCAAGTAGTCCTCTTCTCCACCACCAGGCCGACAATCCAGAATGCTCGCTTGTCGGGCCCGCTGTCCGCGGTAATCTCCGCTATGATCCTGTCCCCCAGATTGACCACCAGAGTATCCGGGACGGTCCCCTGATATTTTCCGTTAGACGCTGCGACATAAGTCAGTGTGATAGTGCTACCTATCGCAGCGCCGGCGCTATCTTTCAAATCAGCCGTGACCGTGGCGGCGTTCAGAAAGGACCCGGCCACTTCGTCTTTGAGCTCGTCGACCTCTATCAGGTTGTCGTTTTTATAAAGTAAAATACTCACGGTTTATTGATCTCCGCTTTTCCGCTTACTTTGGCCTTAGTGTCCTGAGTCCCGGAGACTCTCGCCCTGAAGCTGATAATAGAACTGAGAAAAAACCTGACGATTGCTCCTAGTTGCGTGGTCACTGATACGGCTGAAAAGGCAGCAGAGACGACGCTCGCCGCCCTGGTCGCCGTCCCCATTACTCTTGACGGAGCTACGATTGAGAAGGCCGCCGAGACAGTAGCTACCACTCTCAATATCGCATTTACTGCCGTGGCCGTAACGACGCTGAAAGTGGCAGAGACGGCGCTCACCGTCCTGGTCGCTGTTCCCATTACTCTTGACGGAGCTACAGTTGAGAAGGCTGCTGACACACTAGCGACTGTTCTCAGAATGGCGTTGATAGCTGTGGCAGTCACGATGCTGAAAGTAGCCGAGGGAATCGTGGGCGTGATGGTCTTTGTACCCATTGAGCGCACGCTTGGAACGACAGAATAAGCGGCAGAGACGATTGACGCCGTGATGGTTCGTAGCATCGTCAGAGCGACCACGCTGAAGGCAGCAGAGGGGATTGTCGGCGTTATCGTCTTCGTTCCCATGCTCCTAGTCGCCCCAACGATCGAATAAGCTGATCCGATAGCGGCCAATGCTTTCGTTACCACACCCATTGAACGCGCCGCGGTCACAACGGAGAAAGCAGCCGGGACTGCAACGAGTATGCGCGTTGTGCCTCCTGCGACTTCAATTAAAGGAACCGTACCCGCTGCCCAATTAAAAAGATAAGGAACGATCTGTGGATGATTCGCTCTGGTTGGCGATCCCGTAACGGTAAAACTGCGCCCCTTACCACTCAGATCAGGTTCGGGACTTTGAAATCCGTGCATAGGTAGATAACAATTAAGAGCACCTGGTCTAATGCTAAATGTCCGAATCCCTTTTCCTAGAGCCAAAGCCATGTTGGGGCCAAGGCCCGCAGACCATAACGCGACTTCTCCGATCCGTCCATTTAGATCCCAATTTCCAGAGGAGACATGAATTCCAACTCTGGTCGTAGAAGTGCGCCCACCGCCTGACCAACTGATAGATCCTGTCTCAGTACCCGTGGCAACGGAAATTCCGTTGATGTAGAGTATTTGACTTGTACCAATAGGATTGACCACGTAAAGAACATGAATCTTTCCGGCCCCCCTGTAGTCAACGGGGGAGCTAAGATCGACAAGACTCTTCCAGGTGGTTGAATTATGGTAGGTGCCGGTTACATGACCAGAGGTGTTGAATCCTATGATTACGGCATTCCCTATATTGATGATGTTCGCCCCATTGGTGTCTACAGAATCCAGATCGACCCAGGCGGCCACAGTGCAAGTGCTCGGATCGCCTAGTCGCGCCGCGAAGTCAAGATGTTGAGCGCCTGTGGAGAAATTTCTCACCGACTTAGATCAATCCTGCTCGTTTCATTACGACATAAACCAGCATCAGAGTTTTCTCGGCCGCATTGGTGTTAGTCTTGAACGGCTCCGGTAACGCGGCAACAAATGAGGCTTGATTCGTTTCAACCCAATCCTCCGCCGCTTGCGTTACGAGATCGAGATCATCGAGATTCAAGTTTGCCGTCTTCTTGGCATCGACAAATACCTTCTGCACCCAAGGGCTAGCAATTTTCTTTTTCTCTTGTCGTGTTAATAAGGCCATGATTACTCCCAAATAATACTGACGATGTGTGTACTGACTACAGCCAAAGTCATGCTGGCATCTTCAAATACCAGATCCATTACCACTTCCTCGCTGGCAACTAAAGTATCAGCATCAAGGGTCACCAGGGTTTCTTTGTATTGATCGTCATCCGCAGATCCCCATGTAATTGTGCCGACTCCCTCGTCATTCAAAGTTGCCGCAGATGGATCTTCCTCTACTGCTACAGAAGCCCATTTGACATGAGGCTTCACGACTCCGGTTTCGGCGCTGGAGAGAGACAAAATCCGAAGTTTACCTGTGCCCGTTGGTAGAGTAGGGGGCATTTGAAAACGCAGTCGCCACGTTGCATCTGCCGCAATGTCTGTGGCGTTCGCTACGCCAAGACCTTCATCGTGTTTAGAATTCGCCCCCGCTCCGACATGGATATTAGGAAACACATCGTCAGCATCTACAGGAAAAGCACTATGTGGAAATATCGGTCCTCCTGCCATCTTTGTCCTCCTAGCTTGTCTCTATAAATTCTTCCATAGGGACATTAAACGCTACGGCTAATTGAGCAACGGTATCGAATGACGGACTTCTCTTCCCCTGTTCAAGTCGCCTTAAATAACGAGGATCTAATCCTGTCATCCTTCCAAACTCCGCTTGCGTTAATCGCTCTACCTGCCTTAGCCTGGTTATCCGTTTTCGATTAAAGATCATTGCACCGCTGGGCAGGTGATGATCCAAGTGTTTGCGCTCACCGATTCAAGCGTACAAGTTAGTCCAACTTGAAACTTCAGTACAGTAGGTATGCCAAGAGGGGCTTCTTGGATCACAGCAGTTCCACAAGCCTCGTTAGAAAATCCAGAATCTTCGATACCGGCGCGGAATGCTTTTACTCGATAACAAAACTGTTGATTTTCAGGGACGGTATCCGTCCAAGTTGTCACGTTCGCGCCTACGTTCTGGATGTTGCCCCAATCACCCGCAATACCTGTTTTTCGGTGGATACGAAATCCATCCTCGTTGTCCGAGTTGTCGGTCCAGGTCAGTGTAAGAGACGCCCCCCATGCTGGGGCACTGAACAATACCAACAACACCAGAAACGATAAGACTTGCTTCATGTGAACCCTCCTTATGCTATCGATTGAACCGATGGTGTCATTCTGAGCGGCTTCACGCGTCGGACGATGTGAGGCTTGACCATGTTCAGGGTCAGCTCCCTAACGAGCTTCTGCACTTTCGGCGACATTGCCTCTGAGATCGCGCTCCACAGGTCAGAGAAGATCCGACCGGCGAGCTGAAGGGCTCCGAACATTGAGGTAAGATGGAGCGCTCCCTCAGCATCAAACTGCAGAGTAAAGTCAGAGCCATTGGTCGTGAAGTCAGAGAAATCGAATAGAGCAATCAACGGTGACGCTGCATCGTTAGTGATTTCCTTGATGAAGATCGCATGGGCGATAGTCTGATTCGAACCGTTACCCAAAGCAGTCCAGGTGATGTCAGCACAGTCAAACTCCGCCCGAGCGTTCGTCTTATCCGTAACCACGGCCTTGCTCGCCAGGGTCTTACGTCCCGCACCGGCAAATCCGCCAGTGTAGTTAGTGACAACTGCCTCTGCGTCAATCGGATCGTTTGCCCCTGACTCGTCGACGAAATCGTCATCGTCATCTGGCGTGTAGGGCGTGGCTGTGCTGGTCAACATGCACTTGATCGTATCCGACAGAAGGTTGATCCCCAGTGTCGCGTGACTCCACATTTTATGTTTCGCTGTATTGTAAAAAACGTCCGCCATTGTCTAGCCCTCCTTTTATCTAGGAACCCAATAACTCTAAGAAAAAGTTAGTCAATATACCTGTCGCGATTAATGAGGCAATCACAACCTCCCATTCAGGACTCTGTATTGGAAACCCCGGTAAAACCTTTAGGACCCTAATATCAATCCCACTCAAGTTCGTTGTTGCGGGTGGAACTACAAAGCGGAACACCAGGATATGCGTGTAGTTCGGAGATTGCGGGACATCCGGTTGATCTTCAAGCCAAGAGTCCACTTGGATCTGCATCAGAATATCGCTAGGGGATAATAGGTTTACCTCATATGCCCTTGCCTTCGTTGGGTGAGACAAAATATTGACCACTGTAGACTCAACAATAGTGCGCCGTTTCGACCTATCCTTGATTACCTTAGTAACTTTGTCTTGGTGCCAAACCCTTGCCCGCACGCCATCGGGCATTAGTTCAGCCCGACCATCTGTGAAAAACGCAGGAGGCACTTCTCCTCTTTTCATGATCGACGCTTGCCCCGTGATCTGAAAGTCCCCCCCACTTACCGTAAGCTGCATTGGACCCGTCTGCGTCACGGTAAAGTTGCTGAAGAGAGGCGTGTTGCCAGCATGGATAATTCGTTCTGTAATCATATTAAGTCCCTATTGTCATGTACCCCGCCAAGACTGCGTTGGTTTGAGCACTAAGCTGTATAGCCCTAGTATTGAATGTGGTTGAGGTGATGTTAAAGAAGGCGTGCCACTGAATAATATCATCGTCTGTTGCTCCAGGCAGCAATACTGGGTCCGCACTGTGGGCAACAGGAAATGTAGTGTTACCTAATGCACCGGATAAATGTACGGTCTGAGTCCCCGCCGTCGGGATAACTGGATCAAATGTAGCGTGTTGTACGAACTCACCCGCAGCATTTCGATTCCCTAGCACATTGACGCTTGCTGGTAAGCCGTGGACATTAACGGCTACATCATGAGCTGCTACGGCTACCTCACCAGCAGGGAACCTTTCGATCTCCTCCCAATTGGTGCCCGTTCGTTTGAACAAAACCCATTTATCCGTGGTATCGAGAGTGAAATCGGCTGCGCCCTGCAAGATCATCTGACCCGCTCCGCCAGCCGAATGCTTTAAGACGACATCTCTCGCCCCGTCATTCGCATGAATAAGCAGCAATCTACCATCAGGCTGATTCGTCTGCACAATGTTGGCCAGATCATCAGAGGCCGCGTCCGACTCGGTATCGATGCTATGGACTGCCCCTGTAGGCGTGACGCTCCCGGTCGCTATGGTTAGCTCAGTCTCTATCGAACCGCCAAGCAGCTCGGCGACAACGTCGCGCACGTCCTCTAAGGCGGTCTTCATCTCGCCTTCAGTGCGAGCGGCGTTTGAAAGGTATCCTGTTACGGGTAATACAGACATAATAAACTCCTAGAATCCCTGGACCTGGGCGTCTATCAATGCGCTTGTCAGCGCCTCCGCCTTGTCGAACGCCTTCACCATCGGGCCTGCCCCTATTGCGATGTTCTTGTCGAATAGTTTCGCGGTCGTTGCCGAGCCGCCGTCGTCTTGAAGGTCGATAGAAACGGCTTTGATTCTTCTAAATGTCTTTGTTATCGGAAGTCTTGTTCCGCCCGAAGCAATGATCAGGTCCTCGATGATCTCCAAAACATCCGGTACGTCCAGAATAGCCTTGAACTTGCTGACTTTTGCCCGGACCGTCCCGGCCTCGGTCTTTATCTTGAACTCGTATTTCTGCCGGGTAACTCCATCCAGCTCGCCCGGCCAGGTGACGAAAGACGGCAGGGGATTCCAAAACGTCGCAGCGTCGGTACTCCAGAACACCAGAGAGTCTTGAATCCAGAATAGATCCGGGGTGTCTGTCCTGTACTCCAGCATGAAGCTCTTTGAAATAACTGTGGTCTCTAGTAGGAGCTTGGACGGAACTTCTATTGTCTGTGGGGTCAGCTCGTCGGTGTATTCCATTGACTCGGTCTTGTTGGCCCAGAAGGTATCAGCCGGATCAAGTCTCCAGAAAGGGGCGTTGTTATCGGCGCTCCAGAAAAGGGTGAGCTGGTCTGCAAGTAGATCGTTCCCGCCGTCAATGACTCCATTGGTGAGCGTTCCGGGCCATATAAGGGCTTTGTAGTCTTTGGTTTGAATGACGTTTTTGACTATCACTTCACCGAGGTCTTTTACGATCACGGCGGCGGTGGCGCTTTCGTTCCCCGATGTATCCACGGCCTTGACCATGATGGTCTGGGTTCCCCTGGGGATCTTCGCTATGTCGAACTGGGTGACTGTGACAAGGCCCTCGTGCAGGGAGATCCCACTTGCCCAATTTCTATTACTCCCGGCGTGACGACGGAGACGAAATCCAGAGAAGTCGAGCGGTTTGTTTGGGTATAGCCATTTGACTATCTCCCCTTCGAGAAAGAACGAATCAACGTCGGGCGGTAGATTTGATTTTCCGATTACTGTGTGGCCGTTTATCTCCGACCATTCGGAAGCAAGGCCGAGTCTGGAGACGGATCTGATTGCGAGGTCGTAAGATTCGCCGTCCTCGACGGGACTGAACGAAACCTCTCCGGCGTCTACGGGCACAAATGGCAACCAGGTGTATTTATCCCCTGAATTCGTCTCTCTGAAGCGGCCCTGAAAGAAAGCCGGTTGAATGTTACTGCTCGATTTGAAACCGAGTATAACGAGAATTCTGGACTCAAGGGTTCCGTCGCCGGCGCGGACTAGGGCGTCTTCGTCGGATATGACGCTTTCTATTATGGGCTTAGGGGGAAGCTGCTGGGCGGGAGGGTTGGCCGGAAGGCTTATCTGACTATCGAAAGCGGGAATCGTGCCCGTCTCTGCCGTATGGACGGCTGTAGCATGATCGACCATTATCAGCTTTGCGCTCAGGTCCCTGAAAGGCAGGATCTCCTTGACCAGTAGCTCGACGCTCTCACTGCTTACCTCGCCGAACATAACCAGGTCCCCTACTTTCGGAATGGTTGGAGTAATAGGAGTGGTAAAGACTACATTGGTCTGTCCACCTACGTTCAAATTTATAGGAGCAAGATTACTGGTGCCGTCGTCGTAGCGGATCCGGACTGTGTAGCTCTTTCCGGCTTCCATTGTGAAAGTATCGTCGATGTCGATGTCGGTAGCGTTGGGGCTGCCGTTGACTGTCTTGATACGAGCGAAGCCGAGGCCAAACTGGGGAATGTCGTGGGTGATTCTGACCAGGTCCCCCCTAGTACAGATGATATGCTCCACGTCGACGGTTAACTCGTGGATCTCAGGGCGTAGTCTGCCGGTTGCTATGTGGTATCGACCGTCTTTCCACGCCTGATCTTTGTCGGTAATGCCGAATAGCTCCAGGACTTCGAACTTGGTAGCGTTGCCGGCATTAAACCCGTCGTCGAAGACCAGCCGCTCGTCCTGTTGATAGTCCTTATCGGCGTTGATGAATCGGACTTTGAGGCCATGCGGGACATCGTTAAACGCCTTGCGTCCCTTGTATCCCGTTGAGTTTCTTGGCGTGAAGTGCTGAATGATCGTTGTCTGGACAACGTCCGTTACAACACTGTATTTTCCGTCTTTCATGGCAAACGAGGCACGCGCGGAGGCCGCAATGTCCCGTAGAGACTCAAAGACAGTGGATCGGAAATCCATCACGGCGTCGAAGTTCCTCCCTGCCGTAGCGTCGGCGTCTGCCCAGGCCTTCAGACCATCGCCGTCGATCCGGCTGTCTGCCAGCGCCCGCTTGTTGGCAGCTCCCCGGAGCACCTCCGCATAAGCCCATGCCGCCCTCCTGGTCACGACCGGAGAGGTCCAGGCCGAGCCGTTCCAGGTCGGAAGCTTGGCCTCGACCAGAAGGTTGAAACGATCCACCACACCGTTGAGCTGGTCGGTGGCTTTTATCCTGAGAGCAACCTTGGCCATCCCCGATATTGTTATGGGATCGACGTGTTTGATAGTGCGCAGAGTAGACCAAAACACTTCATCCCTGATCTGCGCGTCTTCAGTGTCCGCCGTGGTCCTTTTGAGCCTAACGTCGTATTGATTCTTTGATACGGTCCACCTCAGCCCCCGTCTGACTAGGCTGGACTTTTTCTCCGTGACTGTGATCGTCCCTGCCGATGTCCATCCACCGCCGCTTGCAGGCTGGTACTCCACGCTTACGGAAACTGTTCGTTCTATCTTGGTTCCATCGTCTTCGAACTCTACTAGGCCGTTAGCAAAGACAATATCGACAGAGAGTTCGTCAGCATCTATCTGGCTTCTTTGAGTTCGCCAACCGTCTTCTGCCTTGAGCCTGATAGATAGGGCATCCTCTCTTACGTCGTTGCTAAACAGTCCGATAGCGGAGTCCCCGGAAAGGCCCTCCCTGGTCTGTGTCTCGACACCCTCGAATTGACTGATAGGCGTGTCCCCGATCCGCATGTCAGTCATCTGGACAGGCCCATATCCTATGGTAAATAGCTGGCGCAAGAACTGATCGTTTCCTACGATCTCCGTAAAGGTCTGAGCCCCAAGGGTAGGAAATATCCTATGCTTGCCGAACAGACGAGGGATGGCCCCGAAGTTGTTAGCCCTGTTTTGCCCTCCGGTGATGGCTAGTGTCGGCGACTCGGCCAGCAGGCCGCTCCCGCTCCCGCTCGTTCCCGACAGTCTTCCAAGTTTCGGTCTCGGCGGCGGCGCGATGGCGTTGACTATGAGAGAACCGACGAAATTAACAGCCGCTCCGGCTATGCTCCCGACAACGGCGCCAAACGTTCCGCCGATCGCACCGGCCACGGCGAGGCCAACAAAACCTCCTACGGCTATTACCGCGATCGAGAGGATGGTCCTGAAAATCTTCCCCGCCCCGCCCCCGCCTGGGTCAGTCGGCACGACGCGGACTGTCACGGTATCGCCGGCACCAGGCTTGATAAACTCCCACTCCTCGCGGATGATCAGGAGATCTCCGAGAAAGACGTGTGCATTTAGACCTGCAGACGGATAAGAGTTCACAAGGCGTAGAATGTCCCCGATCGTTCCCCCCTCGGGTATAGCTAGATCTATTCGCTCGACGGAAAAAGGGTGTGGGCAGGAAATGACCCTTATGCCATCGAATGGTGCCTGTAAATTCCTAATAATCTCCGTGTCCATTGTAAGCCATCGTATCTTTCCACAACGCTATTTATCGACTTGTCTATGTGCAGCATCCAACCCGGCGCGATCACCACGCCGACATGGATCGGCTGGCCCTTGATTCTTAGAAGTATCCCATCACCTGACTTTGCTTCTTCCACTCTCCTCCACGTCGTTAGCTCACCCGCCATAAAGCGCCCGAGGCTTTCCTCTTCCTCTCTCCCGGCGCTGGAGACAAATCCAATCCCGTCATAAGACGGCAGGTCGCACTGAAACTGCTCTTTGAGCACAAGCCTGAAAAGCCCCCAGCAGTCGATTCCGTCCCTGTCTCTCCCCAACTCTTTCCATGGCAGCCCCACATATTCATTGACCCAACTTGGAAACATCAAAAAAGCCCCGGATGCGTCGCGGGCGTGAAGCTGTCGCCTGGATAAGGCTCGTTCAGCACGTCCTCGAAGCTCAGCTCCCCCTCCACGACCAGGGAATCATACCGAACGTCGCGCAGCGTAAAACTAAACGGACCAGCCTCTACCGTATCGGGATCACTCGCCAAGACGACCTCCATGGTTGCGCTAGGAGGAGATGTAATGGACCTGACGGCGGTGACAATCTGGCGGTCCACATTGTCGATCGTGAGAGTGACGCGGGCCAGGCGATCATCTCGCTCCTGGGGCATATCGGCAAAAAAGGGAAATCCGATGAAGGTATTCCCATTACTCACAATGTTCTTCGTGTTGTTGACCACCCTGATCGGTGCTGCGAGGTCCGCGTGATCGATAGTAAGCAGGACAAGGAAAACCTCTGATGTCTCTTGAGAATAGATTGCCTGCTTTGCTGTTACGGTAATGTCACGACTCACGGTAATATCTCCAGACTCAGGGCAGTCTTCCAGACATTTGGCTCCAAAGCCTCAATCTTGGGTGGCTCGACGAACCTAAAACTCACTGTGTCCCCCGTTCGCGTTAGCTTCCAGTCAAAGGCTCCCACGCCTCCGGTCAACGTGGTCGTGTAGAAATCCATTAAAGTAGTCGATTGAGCCGTGGTTAAAACCAGGGGAATTTCCACGTTGCGGACTCCTGCCGTGAATCTCCTCCTCATCTTGGGAGGCCCCACATCCATATTTGTGCGAAGCCTTTCCTCAGGGGCAGTCTCCACATGGCCAAGAAAAGCGTCCTGAGGGAGTCCGGGCGGCCAGAGGGTAGGCATCAGGACGCTTTTCTT